TCATACTCGTTCTCTCCGCTATCTTGCGCTCACCGTACTAACATCCGAGGTGACAGGGTTTGTATAAGTTTATTTATGCTTGGATTGTTATGCGGCGGAGGTACTATCTAAACCGTGGATTACAGTAATAGTTTCGCCGCCGCCTGGTGGGCTAGTAAAGGTAATAGTTGTCCCGCTGAGTGTATAAGCACTAGCTGGATTCTGATAAACGTTACCTACAGCAACAATAATACGCTGAGTTTGATCGCTGGTTACACTTGTGCTCATTGTAAATGCTACAGTTGATCCGTCGCCAGTAAAGCTGTCTTGTGTAATACTAGCAAAACCAGTAGTTGCCATACTCAAAAAACTACTACCATTGTATACTTCTAAAGTATTAGTATCAGTATTAAATCTAATTTCACCTGCTATAGGAACAGTGCTGCGTGTAGCTGTTGATCCAGCTGGAACACTAAGACCAGCATCTGAACCTGCCCTAACACTACTTTCAATACTCTTTGTTTTTACGAATCTAGGCATATTAGATTCCTACATAACTTACTGTAGCATAGATGCTGCTTGTAGCACTTGCTGTTGCTTGAATAGTGTCGCCATCGGATAACACAATTTTTTCTATGTTTATAATATAGGTGTCAGCAGGATCAATACTTAAACCTTTAATGATCTGAGTCGTTGTGCCGGCGGTATCTCCATTAGGAACAATATAGACATCCAGTGTTCTTGCGCTAGCGTTATCGTTCATAAAGAAAATAGACGTAGTAGCACTACTACCACTACTTGTGTAGATTGTAGTTGCTGTATTTCCTACTAGTTGTTGTGCTATTGCCATTGTGTGTTTTCCTTAAAATATCAATCCATAAACTATGGCTTTACTTTTACTTACTAGTTCATCAGTTGTGCTGCCGTCTACAAAGTATAATCCTGTGCCACCGCCACTGGCAGTAGCAGCATAAAGTAATGTAGTACCTGTAACAGCACTAGGAGCACCGGGCTGATCTGTAAGTCGTAACGGACTTGTAACAACAAGATTTCCTGATCCATTGGGAATAATATTAATATCCTGATTGCTTACAGCACTTGTAATATTAAACCCATTTATGTCTAGATTGCCACCTAATTGTGGGCTAGTATCATCTAGGACAGCAGTAAGACCTGACCCTGATGAACCTGTAAGAATTGTCGTATATGTACTGCCACCGTCTGTACTAATTTTCCACAAGTCGTCATTTTCATCAAACACTATAAGAGCGTTAGCTGATGAACCACGATCTACTTCTACACCACTGTATCTACCAGTTACCCCAGATCCAAGTTCTCCAGCGTTTAATGTAATAACTGTATCTGTTAAACTTGTATTTGTAGTAGTTACAGTTGTTGTACTACCAGTAATAGTTAAATTTCCAGTGATCTGCGTGTCAGCAAGGACAATAAAGTCCCCAGTGGGGTCTAGTGTAAGATCTCCGGTAATTCGTTTGGTTTGACTCATAGTTTATCTGTCCATTTATGTATTATTTATCATTGTATAAAACTCATCCAAGTTCATAACTGAGCAGTTTCTCTGATTACGCCATTCCTGTGGCGTATAATTGTCTAGTGGATTTACATGTATGAATCGTTGATTATAAAATTCAACTATGATTTGAGTAATCTGATTTATCCAGTTTCCATAATAAGTTTCAGCATCTGTACTACTTTTGTAAAACGTTTTATCAGCATATATGTTATTAAAGTAGCCGTTATTGCCTTTTAAGTCCATGCCTATTAAAAATATGTAGGGGAAATTGTCCAATGCTGCTATAGTTGCCGCAACTGGTCCGCTGCTAAACCCATTATTTTTAGGAATAGGTAATGCTCCAGATCCTGAAATAATATTATTTGTTCTTGTATAAAACCTATTATTTAAACTATAACCAGATTTTTGTATTTCAGTACTGATAGGTTTATCAACTGCAACTAAAACATCAGGAGTGAAATCTTCATATACTCGATTACAAGCATATGTTTTTCCAAACCTGTATATCCGGTTAGGATTGATTGATTTTCTGGATATTCCATTACCCAATACAAATGCAAATTCTGTCATGATAAAAAAGGCTACACACTTAGTTATGTGTAGCCTTTCATAGTAAACTAAAAAATTATTAGTTTGTTACAACTTGGAATCTACCTGGTTGATTTACATCACCAATAGCCCATGTTCCTGTGTTAATAGCAACTGCACTAGTTTGATCATCCACCCACTGTACACGATCACCAACTGCTACCTGTGAACCTGTGCCCAGAGCACCAATCTCAATCCATGTAGGACTAATGCGGCTTACATAATAAGTACCGCCAGCACTGTCTGTTGCTGTTAGCTGGCACTCGCCTGCAGCCAGTGAGCCACTGGCTAGTGGACGAAGTGTGCATGTGCCTGTGCCTTGTGCTGTTGTGCAACGGAAACGCTTGGTTCCTTTTTGTAGGATTGCGCTTGTTGCTACTGCGCTGGAACCGCCGTCTGCTGTTGGAATATAAGCGTTCATACGGATCTGCTCGCCTGATAGTGAATCAGTTCCTACTACACCAGTTTTATTGATTGTTGTTGAAGATCCATTAACGTTTGCTACAACGTCTTCTCTTCTTCTTAGTGGTCTACCCATTTGTTTTCTCCTTTCAAGAAGTCCAATCTTGGTTCTACCAAGTACGCGGTGGTGTCCGCATAAGTCTAGTTTATAGACTGGGTATTTATTGGTTTTTGCAACGATCTCCGTGCCAGCGAGCATAGGTGTTGACTGCTACATTTTTAGTCAACAAAAAGGGGAAGCATTTCTGCTTCCCCAATCTGTTTTGAGCTTACGGTTAGGTAAACTACAATGTCTTTACTAGCTTATGAGAAGCTAATATTTGACATCGCAATCTCTCCAACGTAGTCACCAGCATTACCTAGTGAACTTGCAGTGTTGGATAGCTCGACATATCCATACCTGGTCATGAAGCTAACAACTGGCTCAAATGTTGTTGGATCTAGTACTGTACCAGAGCTCATTAGTGGGACGTATGGGCAGTAGAATGCTGCTGCGTCTGTCTCGCTTGAACCCTTGTAACCGACTAGAACTGCTGTATCGTCTTGAGCATAGCTGTCGACATATACGCGCATTGCGCCGTTTAGTGTACCAACAAACTTTGTATTGGTTGGTGCTTCGAAGGTGCCCTCTGTTGTACGAGCAAAAGCACTTGTGCTTGCACTCTGTAGAACTGTTAGAGCTTGTGGGCTTACTACTGCCCAGTTACCTGCACCACGACGTGTACGCTGTGCAATCTTGTTAGCTGTGCGGTTGATTAGAACTGCTAGAGCTGCGTGCTCGTCGCCAACATAACTTGCTGTACCGCTGACTGCTGCCTGGTTGAAGGTCTCTTCTGTTGCTGCTAGTGAGCGAAGTGAACCTAGAACTTCCTGGTCAATTTCTGCGGTAATTTCTTGTGCTAGAGCGGCCATGATTTCGGCTTCTACGTCGATACCATGCATGCTCTGTGCATCCTGTGCTGCCTCGAATGTCCAGCGAGCTTGTAGCTTGCGTGTCTTGGCTTCAACAGGCTGCTTTAGGATCTGGATGCTGATTGTGCGGCCGCCATTACCTTCTTTAGCTGCTGTTACATCAGCGCGACCGGTTGTTAGACTACCGGAATATGCTGTTGCAATTTTGAATGGGCTTAGTGCTTCGTCACCAGCTGCTACGTCTGTATCGAATGGTGCTGCTGCTGTTGAGTTAGCACCTTCTGCATAACGAACACGTAGTGTGTGGATCTGGCCTACTGGGCCCTGCATTGGTTGTACACCAACGATTTCGTTGGCGATAACTGTTGGCATAACACGGCGGATAACTGGTAGAATAACACGATTTAGTGTAGCTACGTTACCGCTTGCTGTTGCACCGTTTGATGCTGCCTCTGCGAGATACTTTTTAGTATTCTCTAGGACAACACTCATTGCACCGCGGCGTGAACCTTCAAGGCCCTCAAGTAGGGCGTCTTTTGTTTCGCTCCAACGGCTTTCTAATAGTACATCTGACATTTTATTGTCTCCTTTGGTACCTTACTTCAGGCCTGCCAACTTGCGTAGTTCAACAATATTTGATCTGTCTTCTTCTACTACAAGTTGTGTTTTAGCTTCTTTATCTCCGGTTACCTCTTTACGGCTTTCTGCAATTACAGCTTTTTCCTTCTTAGGTGCAGCACCATCTAGTACTGCTGGTAGATAACGATCGAAAGCGGCTTGTAACTTTTCAGTCTGTACGCTCTCTAATAGGTCACGCATTACTGCGCCCTTTTCTTTATTGAGTTGCTTAAGAAGTCCAGCCATTACGTCGTTACGTTTATAGTTTTCAGTAATAACATTTACTTCCTGTTGTTTGCTCTCAATAATCTTTGCCTTCTCAGCAACTGCTTCCTGAGCTTCAGCTAGTTGAGCATTTACTGCTTCAACTTGTGCTTCTAACTTGCGAATCTCTTGATTCTCATTTAGATAACTTGCGCCAAACTCTGTTGCAAATGCTTCGAAGATCTTGCGGCCAAAAGTATTATCTTTAGCTGCTTGGATATCCTCACGTAGTTGAGTTAATTCTGCTTTAAGATTCTTAGCTACTGTTTCCTCAACAATACGACTAGAACGCTCTACAAAGGTCTTCTTTAGATTATTGAATTGTTCTCTAGCCTCTTTAACTAGACGAACCTTTGTATTGTGTACGTCCTGACGATCTGTCTGGAATTCTTTGATTTCTTCAGCTAGCTGACTTACAACGAAATTTTCCAACTTTGCTACGACCGAGGCCTGTGTTTCACGGTCTTCGCGTAGTTCTTTTATCTCGTTTGTTAGCTGCTGTACTAGGAACTGGTCAAAATTGCCTGAAGCTTCTTGCATCTTTGCCACAAACTTTGCGCGGTCTTCAGCAATCTTCTTCTTTTCTTCAGCAATCTGTACTAGCTCTTCTGATAGAGTTTCAGTAACCATTTTATCTAAAGCTTCAACCATTGCGGATTTGTCGTGTTCATAGCGACGAGCAAATTCCTCACGGAGTTCTGCCGTAACCTGTGTGCGAACTTCAACTAGCTTTGAATCCCAGGCTTCCTGGATTTCACGCTTAGTATCCTCGTTGACAAGGTCGCTATCTAAAAGTGGTTTGATAGCATCTAGCATTATAGTCTCCTAGATCTTTAGATCCCTGATAAGACGAGTTACCTCATCCTTCAGGTATTGTTGTACTTTAGTATTGCCGTTTGCTTCTCTAGCAATTTCAAGTACTGTGTGCCCGTTACGCATATTAAGCAATCCTTCATAGATTGCTTTAGGATATGCATTTGGAGCACTGGGTTGTGCCACAACGTCTACTGTGACAATTTCGAAGTCAGAAACGTTACCGGAAGATTCTTGAACATTGCCAGAACCTCTACTGCTAACGCCTAACTTTACTCCACTCTCCAACATGGTCTTTACTAGAGTACCCATTGGAGTGGGAAGAATCTTTAGTTTTCCATAGCCGTTAGGGCCATCCATCCACATTTCAGTAATCATGTGGCTGACACGATCTAAATTAATCTTTAGATCGTCCGGGTGATCAACTTCACCAAGTACACTATTACCTGATGTGATTTGGTCATTGAGCTGCATAACGGCATTGGAAATTTCAGAGACAGGGTAAACACGCTGGTTAGCGTTTTTAACCCCGCCCTGAATACAAATGCCTTTCATATAGAGATCCTTGCCCTCGTTGGCAGACTCTGTTACGATTCTAGCTTGATCGAAAGTAAGGTGTTCTCTAAGGTAGTTCATATTGTACCTACCTTATGCCTGTTTCATACCGGCCTTGCCAGCTTCACGTGTGTCCATAGCATCAGTTTGCTTTGCAGCCTTAGGAGCACTGGCGCTTTTTTCCTCGCCTTTGCTCATTGTGGCTTTACCACCCATGTCGTTCTTCTTAGCAACTGGGCCAGCTTTTCCGTCACCTTGTTCTGCTGTAACTGGGGCTGGTGCCTGCTCTTTATACTCACGAACGAAGTCTTCGGCTGATTCCATTTCTTCCTCAGCTTCTGGCTCTTCCATGTCCATGTCCATGTCCATCTCGTCTTCTGCTTCTTCAGCATCGTCCATGTCCATGTCCATGTCCATCTCGTCTTCTGCTTCTTCATCATCAGCTTCGTCGCTCATTAAGCGATCAAATTCTGCTTTTAGCTCGTCTAGTGCGTCCTCGAGGTCAACAACGCGATCTTCTAGTTCTTCGTCACCTTCCTCAGCTTCTACTGCTAGACCTTCTTCGTCGGCTTCGATATCAGCAATCATATCGTCTGCTGCGTCACCGCCTAGTTCTTCATCAAAGTCACTCTCTTCAACAGCTTCTTCTTCAACTGTCTCGTCTTCTGCAACTTCTTCTTCTTCTGCTGCCTCTTCGACGGTCTCATCGTCAATTAGGCTCTCATAGATTGAGCGACTGCGCTCAACAACGATCTCATGAAAAAGCTCTTGGGCTTTCTCCTGATCTTCTGCAATTAGTAGCTCAATGAGCTGATTAAATTTATCTGACATAAAAAGGCTCCTTTTATTCATAAGGCATTTAATTTATTTAGCCTTTATAGAAAAAATGGAGTTAAATGCTGTGTTTTTGGTTCAAAACGAAAGATATACAAATTTCAGCCAAATTTTTCACTTTTTATTGATTAAAAACTAGGTGCGGCCTCTTCCTTAGGTGCTGCATATTGCTTTTTTACTTGTGCTACAGTTTTATTATATTCTGTTATTTTTAAATCATTCAAGCGTCTTAGCTTGTTGATTTGCTCAAGTGTAAGTCGTGTTTTACGAGTATCAGACTTTTTAGCAACGCTATTGTCTGCTTTAGCATCATAATTTTCTTGTTCTGATTCAATTAAACTCTTTAAAAACACTGACGTTCTCCTAAGGTATTTATTAAACCACCGGTGGAGGAGGTGGTACTTCAGCGCCTGCTTCAGGTGCTGGTGCTACTTCACCAGCCTCAGGTCCAGCTGGCTCTTCGACTGCTGGCTCAAAAGTATCTAGATCAGTTTCTAAACCGCCGGCTGTAACACCAACGCTACGTAAACTGGGCTTGCCAGTTTCAACTTCGCCGTTTTCTTCAGCCCACATACGCTCGTTATCTGCCATTTCCTCTTCAGATAATCCTAGGAAACGCTGCATTAGGAAGCGTTTAGCCATGTAAGGATACTGCTCTAACTGTGTAAATGTACCAATACGAGCAGTATCAATCTCAGTTTCTCTGTATTTGCTAAAGTTTTGTGGCTCATTGAAGCGCAATTCAAAACTGCTGTTGTCAATCTCAAGTCCGCGCCACTTTAGGAACATCTTGAAGTCTAAGTCAAATGGCTGAACAATCATACGTTGTAAACGCTTGCAATATTCGTTAAATCTGTATTCCTGTATCAATGCTGTGCCAACTCTGCCATCAGCAAAGGATCTCTCACCCTCGTCTGGCCCAGTGGGCAAATAACTGCTGGGAATACGCAACCCACGGAATAGTTTATTTGTAAAATATTTTAGATCGTCAATCTCGCCCAAATTTGTACCGCCTGGCAAGGTCTCAACTTTACTACCACGACCTTCTGCTGTCTGCGGGAAGAAGTAATCTTCGTTAATGCTAAGTGGATTGTAAGTTGTATCTAAAATATTTGTACCGCCGCCAGTTTGACTGGGGATACGACGCTGATGGATTTCGTTTTTAACACGCTCAACGAATGCCATAGCCATGTGACTGGGCATGTTACCCACATCCACATAGAATACACGACGCTCTGGAGCACGTTGAATACGGTAGATAATAATAGCGTCTTCTAGTAGCTCTTTTTGTTTGAATACTTTGAAGATATTTTCAAGAATACTGTTACCAAAAGGCCAGACATCATCAAGTCCTTCGTTTAGACTTAGATGAACGACATGCTGTGCTTCTATAGCAAACCCATTCTGTCCCTGATCAAATCTACCAGTATTACTTCCGCCGCCACCATATACGTTACTAGGCTGAATATAACCCTGCGGCTGTTGTCCTGGTCTATGATAATCGTCTGCGCCTGTTACTGCTGACACTGTCAAATTTTCAAAGTTAGGATTAATGTTTTTAATAACATACTGCTCGGGCTCTTTGCCTTCGCTCTCATTAACAATGACTTTAACAACATTGTTCATGTCTACGTAAAACCAGGCAAATGTTTCAGGGTCTCTAATAAACACCTGATCACCATACTTTAGAGTATTGCGGAACATTTTAAATGCTCGCTTGTCAAACTCGTTTAAGTTATTCCAGTTGACAAGTTGTTTTTTAATCGTATCAACTTCTGTATCACTGGGTGGTTCTTTCCAGTAAATGTCAAATACAGTTCCATTTTCAACATTTGTCTGTGTGCAGAATTCTGCTAGAATGTCCAGCGCACTATTAACTTCACTGTCAACATCCATGTTCTCATATTGATTGTATCGTTCCACACGATTTGGGTGGCCAATATACACATCTGGCAAACTACTAGCATAGTTTCTAAACGCAACATCAGATCTACCAGTGGAACTTGCCGCACCAGCATTTGTTAATGGACTTGCGTCAACTACTTTAAAATATTTTTTCCAGGACATTCATTACCACCTTATAGAGTATTTACCCTATTATAACATTTAATTTCTAGAAATTCTAGTTAATAATGACTCGTTTTCGTCAAATCCGGTTTCTGTTATTTCAACAAGTCTCTGTAAGAGTTCAAGTTGTTTTGCCTGTATATCGTTTATACTCATACTAGCTGCTACTGGCGTAGTTGCTGTTGCTGGTGCGGCTGTAGCACTAGCAGCGTTAGGAGCAGGAGCACTACTAAATGGATTTAGGCTGCTGAGGAAGTTTAGACCGTTTTCAAAAACACTGGGGTCCATGCTATTGGTTGCTCGTGCTACACGCTCAACCTCGTTTGCAAATACTTTATATCTGTCTTCTATTCCAGCTGTTAGATCAAACTTTTTCATATCTAGTGTAGCAATACCAGTGTTAAGTTTAGCACCTGCCTCAGCTAATTTAACAATCTTATCACCTTGATCACCACCAAAGAAACTACCCAGGCCCTGACTTAATCCGCCAAAGAACCCTGGAGTAAATCCTTCTAATGCCGCTTTCATTCGTTCGATTCCATCTGCCGCAAGAAACATTTGACCTGCTGGAATTTTTGATAGTCTTTCAATCTGCTCTGTTGTAGCATTTACGCCAGCAGTTTTCATATTTGTAATACTGTCTACAACTGTAGCAATACTATTACCAATACCTTCTATTACACCTTTGATAGACCCGCCTACGCTGGAAACAAAGTTACTAATGCCATCCATTACACTAGTGACAAGGGGTGCTAGTCCTTCAAATACAGATTTAAACATTTTACCCAAGGGTTCAAATGCTGGTGCAGCAATTTGGGCTGCTTTTGCTAAACCCATAACAGCAAGAGTTACAGCGGCCAATCCAACAAGTGCCGTTGGATTTGCAAGAGCTTTAAGACCAACTGCCATACCTTTTAGTCCTGCGCCCATGCCTCTGCCTATACCAGCTATCCCTGCTCCAGCACCTTTGCCAGCTGCGGCTCCGCCTCCGCCTAGTAGGCCTGCGCCTCTACTAGCTTTAAGAGCAAATAGTGCAGTGGTTGCTGCAATAATTGCACCAGCAAATCCGTTTGGGCCTAGATAACCTATCAAACCAGTAATAGTATTTGCTACACCCTCGATTGCGGTAGTCATAACCTCTAGGAACTTAATAAAGCCGTCATTGCTCATGAGAGCATTACCAATTCTTTCTAGTGATGTTAAGAAATTGTTCCTAGCTTCGTTGGCAGCGGCAGCTTGTCTGTCTAATTTGTTACGCTGATCTGATCCGTTTGCTTCTGCTTTATTGTAATCAATTTGCCGTTTCTTCATTGATACTAGGTAAGCATCCTGCATTGCTTTATTTCCAGCACCAAAGGCCATCATTTGTCTGTTACGATCAAGATCACCAGCAATTTGAGTTTGTCTTGCCCTGCCTGATTGTTTGTAAAGTCCTGTTAAATCTTGTTCTCCAGATTTTACACCATTAGCTAAATCAGCAACTTGCCCTGCTAAACCAGGGAACATAGCACCAGCAGCGGCCGTTTCTCCACGTAATCCACCAAAAGCAAGTTGTTGTTTTAACATTTCTTGCTCTAATGGACTCATACTTGCCATAAGAGCTCTAACTTGGTCTCCTTGCTCTTTGCTCATTCCAGCCAACTGTGCTTGGAACTGTGCATCAAGTTTTTGTGCATCAAGGTTCTTTTTCTGTTCAGCAGCACTAGTGCCTGTAATTTCTGCTAGTTCTATTAAATCTCTCTTATAGCGGCCGGCAGCTAGTGCTACAGCGTTAAAATCACCACCAAAATCCTTTAAGGATCTACCTGTTGCTGCTAGTTGACTCATGTAGTCAGCCATAAACTCTGGCTGCTCTTTCATGCTAACGCCCATGCTTTGTAACGTTTGCGCTAGTCCAGTATTCCTAGTAGCTTTCATAATGCCAGCAAGAGCATTGGCGCCTGCTGTACTACTGCCACCAAAAGTTGCTAGTCCTGCAGTATTTGCTTTAATAGCACCAGCAAACTGCTCCATGGTATAACCACTACTCGTAGCTACTTGTCTAAATCTAGTTAGGCTTCCACCAAAGGCTGCGCCAGACTTGACTATGTCATTAAACATAGCGTCAGTTTTGTCTAGTGCGCCTAGTCCTGCTGCTAATACAGCACCAACACCTGTAATTAATCCACCAACAGCGCCGCCCAGAACACCGAACTTGCTAGCACCATCACCAACTTGCTTGGTAAATCCTTTTAAAGAATCTGATGCTCCTTGACCACCTTTGGCTAAATCAGTAAATGTTTTACTTACAAGCCCAGCTTTATTAGCAATGTTTGTAACAGTTTCGCCTAAAGTTTTGCCTGCTTTATTAGCTTGTCTATCTAACTGTTGAATAGAGGGTATTGCTTTAGCTGTAGCGGCAGCTAATTTCTTTTGCGTTTGCTCAACTTTAGAGGCAGCGCCGGCGCCGCCGCCCCCCATTGCTTGTAGAATACGCTCTAAGGTAGCTTCACTAGCAGCATTTTCTAATACTACGTTCTGATCGCCTATTTTACCTGTAACTTGTTCAGCCATAAATTAAAAATCCAGCATTATATGCGCAGATAAATACCCAGAGTATTCTACACTTATATTATTTATATGGAGATTTCACATGGCTACAGAGCCACCTATGATGGCAACAACATTTAATACAACTAACATGTCTACCGGTGGTAACCCACTGAGCAAGCATTTTAGATCACCAGCATTACAAGTAAAATTACCCAGTGCAGGCAGATTTTGGCCAGTGGGTAGTTTAGATCAGAGTCCTACTGGTGAATACAGTGTGTTTCCCATGACTGCTAGAGACGAAATGATCTTTAATAATCCCGACGCATTACTTAACGGTCAGGCAGTAGTAGATGTTATACAAAGTTGTATCCCAGCCATTAAAAACGCTTGGGCAATTCCCAGCACTGATATTGATTCAATTCTTATTGCTATACGAATTGCTAGCTATGGCGAAACTATGGACTTTGATAGTAATTGTCCTGCTTGTTCGGCAGAAAACAGTTTTGGTGTAGATCTTAGAACATTCTTAGATAGAACAGTTGATGTTACAGTATATGATACTCCTAGGTCGTTTAATGGCCTAACATTTGAATTCAGACCACAAGACTACAGCACTATTAATAAACTCAGCATGGAAACATTCAATACACAGCGTCTTATACAAATTGCTGAAAATGAAGACTTAGAGGATGATGATAAGCTAGCTAGAACTAATGTTATCTTTAAAAAGATGACAGATTTTACTGTGGGTGTTATTACTAACGGTATTGTTAGTATTACAACTGCTGAAGGGCAAAAAGTAGACAATCCTCAATATATCGATGAGTTTATGAGAAACTGCGATCGTAAAACTTTTGATTTTATTCAAAAGAGTATCGAGGAAATTGGAAAAATTCTATCTAGCAATGACGTAGACGCAAAATGTAGCGATTGCGGTCATCAATACAATATTCCATTTACGTTTGACAACGCAAATTTTTTCGCATCCGGCTCTTAACACTATCTCATGACCAGATTGTTAAGATGCTGGAAGGTATGGAAAAAGAGGTCATAGCACTGAAGAGGGAACTTCTTCAGTCCTGCTGGTATATGCGTGGTGGTTTGAGTTATGAAGAAGCAAGTTATCTAAGCCTTGCTGAACGTAAAATTATCAGAGAAATAATCGATGATAACTTGGAAACAACTAAGAAAACCAAGTTGCCTTTTTACTAAGAATCATCGTCTTCATTGAGCAATGATTTTTCTTGTTTTATAAAGTCTTCAGCTCTTAGATTCAGTTTGTTAGCCATATTATGAGGAGATTCTGCTGCATCTCCTTTAACATATGTAAGCTCTATCTTAGTATATATGTCAAACTTAAAGCCAAGTTCTGTAATTTTATCTACAAATTCAATGAATGCATGTTCTGCATCGCTTTGTGTGCGTTTATCCATGTGTGTATCTCATACAAACTTTTTCTAGCTAGACTATTTACACCTTAGTGTATTACATATTATAACATATTATGTGATTCAATCAACCGTAATGGAATGATCTACGATCATCCAAACACTCACTGACGTTCGTGTTTTGTTTTTTTTTAATCGATATTCATACAGATTATTTCAGTCAGACGGAACCTGTTTTTGGGTTCCGTCGGCTCGATCTTCATACGAGTTATCCCAGCCATAGACATTGGAAGTAGGTGTTTATTATACTGCTACACAATGGGCTCTGACCTTTCCCAACCTACGTCGACATCGTTGTTTCCAACTACCTCTCGCTTCGTTCCTGTTGCTAAAGAGTTTTTATGTGTAATGTGCAGTTTTTCGATTGACAGCATTCAATCTACATCAAACTACAGCCTTAGGGCGTTCGCTCAACGTGTCACGTGTCTAGTTTCTTACGCTAGTTTTTCCACAGCGGTATTTCTAAACTGGCCCGCCAACCTTATGTGCTGTTATATGCCTTTTATGTGCTGTTATATACTGCCTTTAGGTAACCATGTAACAAATTTGCCTCCGCAATCGTTACAGATTATTTTGCCTGTGTGTGGTCCCGATTCTAGTTTGACTACTTGCCAGTTGTGTTTTTCGTGGATGCCTAGTTTGATTTGTCTTTTAGAGTTTCTTTTTTCATGCCATTTGCTGTCAAAACCTTTTTTAGGATCGTTAAAATAATCTCTGTCGAGTTTACTAACGAGTTTGTGTCTTGACCAATCAATTTTTGCCATAGTTTTTGTTTGATTCTGAGATGACTTTTTGACTCTTGTGTACACGGACTCTGATATGTCCATTGTACCATTCGTCAGATTCTAGTACACGGTGCCTGAACTGTTCTCTTGCTTCAATGTAACTACACTCTCCCTTGCTGTAACAATAGAAGAGT